GTTCCATCAAAGTTTACAACTTCTGGGCCAGTGTATATTTTAAATCTATCTTTACCAACCAACTCTTCCATAGAATTAACTTCGTTGGTATTTTTGTAATAGGTGTCGTGGTTGCCGATAATGATGTGTAAGTCAATACCAAACTCTTTAAACTTGTTTATGAATCTTTTACGAAAGTCATTTGCAATTCGAAAACTTATAAACTTGCGTCTATCAACAACATCGCCCATATGGACACAAGTTGTTATTCCTCTTTCTTTTAAAGTTGGAAAGAAAACATTTTCGTAAAACTTATAAAAATATTCATTAAAATTAAGATTGTCATTGCGAGCACCAAAGTGAGTGTCCGTTATAATCGCAAGTTTCAAATTAGTCAATTCCTCTTACTGCATCATGTTCATCTTCATCATCTTCCATGAAGTTTTCAAGTCCTTTAGTCTTAGTTACTATTTTCTTTTTAGGCTTATAGACATCTTCATCTGGTAACATTATGTTTGGGTCAAATCCCTGCACAACATATCTATTGGTGTCACCTTCGTTAACTGTCCAAGATTGGTAACTAACACTTTCAATTATTTTATTTCTAACATGAGTTTGTTTTTTCTCTTTTGCAATTCTTCGTAGGAAAGCATAATAAATTATTTGAGTAAAATATGCAAAAGGATTCTTTGATTTCTCTGGATCAAAATTACTGCAATATTGTAAACAGTTTTCAATACCGTCAGCAATCATTTCATCTCTATAAGTGTAGTTTATAAAATTTGGTCTATAAGATAGATGGGTTGCAATCTTTAAAAAACATTCGCCAATGTAGTTGGTTATTTGTGGTTTAACTTTTTCTTCTTTTGGTAAATCTTTTTGCTCTTCTTCTGCAATTTTGCATAGAACTTTCCAATCGGTCATAGCTTGAAGAAAAACTTTATTGTCTACGTAGTGTTCTCCTTTTGCTTTTTTAGTCTTTGCCATCTCAACTCCTCTTTTCCTAGTTATTCATATACTATACAGTATTCATCATATAAAGTCAAGTATCAACTGAAAAATAAAAGGGACTTGACTGCGCTGTAAAAATGGTGTAACATAAGCTATGTTATAGGTTAATGAAGTAAAGATTTAGGTTTTAACATACTTTTAAGATTTTCAAGTAATTCATTAGCTTCATCTTCATCAAGGGTATCTGCACTATCCCATTCTTCCACTTCATCAGATAATTTAAGTTCAGACCTTCGTTTAATAATATTTTTATAATAACTAGTTAAACCAAATGACGCATCTGTAATTACAATTATGTGAGACTCTTTAATTTCAAAAGTTTTGTTTTCTGTAAACGGAGCAAGCCACGCAGTAAGAGATAATGAATCTCCATTTCCTAAAGTTTCGTCATCATGAACTTGCATTTTTAACGGTTCTCCAATCACATACTTATCACCAACATGATTAACCATTTCACAAATAATATCATCACCATTTGATAATTTGATAACTTTATAATTATTATTCATATCTAACCTTTTTATTAATCTTATGTTATATTTATATGGTTACAAATTAACCTTGCTAATCTGATAATCAAACTGTTGTTCATTATACAATGATATTCTTTCAGAAAAGTGATTTAGTGTAAAGTTTCGTTTGTCGTTATGTGACATGTCATCAGCAATATCAAATATTAAAACGGAAACTTTAGTGTCGGTCTTACGCAATCCCCTGCCAAGACTCTGGAGCACTCTAATCCTACTTTTGCTTGGGGAGCTGAACACGATGTTATTAATGTTCCTAATATTAATACCAGTGCTAAACGTCCCATAACTTGCAAGTATAATTGATTTTTTCTCATTTTCTACAACTCCTCTTATATTTTCTCTTTCTGATGTATCCGTTCCACCATAGACAAAAAATGTTTTTCTATCATCTATAGTATCTTTAACTTGGGCATATAATGGCTTACCATGTTTTTCAACTAACTGAAAAAGACATAAAGTATTGCCATCTAAGTGTTGCAACAGATTAACTATAAAGTTATTTCGTTTCTCATTTGTCGCAAGATACTCAAGTTCCTCTGCATATGTCATTTTCTCACGAATGTTTTTATGTTTTAAAACAATACACTTGACAGTTAAGTCTGCAAGTGTTTTCTTGTCTATAAGCTCCTTAGTCGTTACTATAGTTTCAGCTGTACCGAATAGTCCCTCTAATACGAGCCGATGCGTCAGCGTCCCGTCTAACGTGCCTGTGAGTCCAAATCTATACTTACACAGGTGCAACTTAGTCATAATACCTGTCAAAGATTTTGCTTTGAACATATGTGCTTCGTCACCAATCACACACCCAAATTGTTCAAAGTATTTTTTTGGCATCTTGTACAAAGATTGCCATGTAGATATTATAACGTCCTTCTCAACCTTAGTTGTATAACCTTGATATATTTTCTGGCAATATGTTCCAGAGCTCCAACCGTAATCTTCAAAGTCTGAATACATTTGTTCTACCAGTGAAGTGGTTGGAACTAGTATCAGGGTTTTTAACCCCATCATTTTATAATAACGAACTAACGAATATATTATTAACGACTTACCAGAAGCAGTGGGAGAAAGCAACAAAGCACGATGTCTGCTGACAGCATGATGTACGGCATCAATCTGATAATCACGAACTTTAAGAGACTTGCCTCTTGATTTTGGTTTAAGAGATTTGACAAACCCCATGACAACTTCTCGTTCAACACTTTTTTCATCTTGTACTCCAGTTTCTAATATATATTCAATTTTGTTTCTTAAACAATATTCTTTAATGTAAGATAATAATCCAAAATATATTTCGCCCGTAGCAGGTGAAAATAAACGTATCTTACCGTCCCACATACGATTGCGATACATGGGCATAAACTTAAAGCCAGGCACTTCAAAAGTAAAGAACTCAGTTAGTTCTTGTTTTGTTGATGGGTCTAAGTCAGACAGTATTAAATATACTTCATTCTTTTTAGATATACGCATTTTGCAACGTACCCTTTTTGCCGTAGTGTCCTCTTAACAAAATATTCCATGAGACACTTATACGATGTTCTTCTGTTGCTGGCACCCAGTGTTGCAACCATGATGGAAAAATTAACCCTGTTCCCTCAATTGAGTTAAAACCAAACATACTAGAATTGTAGAGGTTTTCATTATTTCTTGGTTGCAATACACTTGCAGCTGGACGAGGATCAAAAAACTGTATGGGTGCAGTTTTCTTTGAGTTGCCTTTTAAATAATAAACTCCAGATAAAAAATTATTTGAATGTGTGTGCGGTGGATGTACATCACCACCTTTCATCTCGTTTGCCCACATGTTTGTTATTTCTATTTTATCATAAGAGTATTCTAATTTTTTTAAAATTTTAGTTGTTGCTTCAATTATACCATCAACTAAAGAGTTAAAGCTTGGTAAAAGAAACAATTGGTCTGTATTTTCTGTTGACCGCAAACTAGTTATCATAGGTTCATGATTTATCTTTAATGCAAAAGAATGGATTAGTGTTGGAAAACACTCAAAGGTTTTTACATCAACCACGTTACAATACTCCATCTTGTTCCTTTAGTAACTGGTTTTGCTTCGTGAGGAAACATAAAGTTAGATGGAAATATAATTGCAGAACCTTTAATAGGCAAAAACTTTTTATCTGCTACATAAAACTCACCACCGTCATAATCATCATTAAGATATAGTAGTGCAGATACTTGAGGATAACCATACTGTTGGCCGTGACTGTGATGAATATTATCTACATGTCTAGACATAAATCCACCCTTGCCGTATTTGTTAATACGAAAGTCAGTAGTACGACCAACAGAAAAAAGAGGGAAGTCAGTTTTGTATTTTACTATCACTTCTTCAAAACAAGATTTAACCGCAGTATAAAATACGCTCTCTTTTTTTATCCAAGCGTCTGACATTTTGACACGTTCTTGTTTTACAATTGCGCCACTATCGTGTGTCTGGTATTTTGAAGCTTCATATGGAAAATTATAATTT